ACTGTATGCTCATGTCACCAACTCCCTACGATGATCTCGACTACCGTCCCCGCCGTTGCGCTTGCCAGGTACACGGTCGTTGAATCTGCCTGCAACTCCTGGAGCGAGAATGCGTTTCCCGTTTTCATCGTGAAATAGGGCGCCGTGGGTGTCGCCACCTTCCCCGTGACAAAGGCCATGCGCACGTCAACCGCCGTTCGGGGTTGCACTGCAAGCGCCCTGGCGTTCGGCGGAAGCTCCTGGCTGTACTCGGTGTTTGCGTTCGTCAGCGTCACGTTATAAACGCTAATAGTTCTCAGACTCGCCATTTCATCCCCCTCTGGGCCATGTCGGGTCATGGCCCATCCATCGAAGGTCGCTTGCGCTTAGGTCGGGGTGCCGTCAGCCCACGTCGCGTTGTTGACGTAGCGCGGGGTCGCGGCCGTGCGGTCGTAGACGCCTACGCCGAACTCGGTGTAGAACATCAGGTTCTGCACAGGGTGGAGCGGGCTGCCAGCCAGCGGGTCAGGAACGAGCGTGAACTGGAGATTCTTCTTGCCCTTCTCCAGGCGCACCCGAAGCGGGTTACGCTGCGCCAGGTTGCCGTAGGTCTTGTAGCCAACGCCCCAATAGCGCGGCATTCCCCGCACTTCCCGCACCCGGAAGTAGTTGATCGAACCGATGTACTCGCCAGGGATGGTTGCAACCGCAGTTGACACGCCGTAGTTGATCAGCGGGTCGGCCGTCTTGACGAAGCCCGTCAGCCCTTCAACCGTCGCCCGGTCGTCTGGACTGATGAGGAAGTCGAATGGCGGCTCGTGGCCGTGCTCACGCAGTTCGTCATAGGCGTCGGAGAAGACGGCCGCCGTGTAGAGGCCGCCGCCAATGCCGACGTAGTGCTCGTGGCTTGACGTGAAGGCCGTGCCGCCGAAATCGGGCGGCGTGAAGTCCACGCCCGTCGAGGTGTAGACCGTGGCAAAGCCGGGCGATTCGCCCGCACTGCCCAAGCGCCAACCTGCGCCCGAGTCGTCAGTCCGTTTCAGGAGTCGGGTCAGGATGCGGATACGCCACAGGTCGCGGGCGTCCTTGATGGCGTCAGCGATGTCAGCCTCCACCTGCGAGGCCCGTGCACGCCGCAGGTAGTCCCAAGTCCAGCCGAGCCGCCGGTCGTACATTTTGAGCGGCAACATGTGGCCGGTCGTGGCCGCCCGGTAGCTGTCGGGCCGTGCGTATTCCGTGTGCTCCTCAAAAGCATTCCCGCCGCCTTCCCGATATTCCACGGTCGGCTGGTCGGTGAACGACACGAGGCCGCCCCACAGAGAGTCCATTGTCAGTTCGGCATTCAGCGCCCCGATGGCCGCCGCTGCCTGGCTGAGGATTTGTCCATAGCCGATGTTATCCTCGGTACGGTAGTTGTCCAGTTCGGTGGCGTCCCATCCGGGCGCCAGAACCAGGTTATTCAGGGCGCGAGGCCCATAAGTCACAGCCATACGTCACCCCCTACGCTTTCTCTGGCCGAACGAAAACGACATATGCGCTTTCGGCCCATCCCACAACGCCATTGCTGGTTGACGATTCGTCCATCAAGCCGGCCGTGTCGCTGATGTAGATGATCTTGCCCGGCGTGGCGTCCGTGCTGTTTGAGATTGGTCCGAAGACCACCACGTCAATTCGGTCGCCCGACACAGCGTCTTTAAGCGCGCATCCAATCACCTGATCTGCAATCGGGTCGCTACTGTTGCCGTCTGCTCGGTCAATCGTTCCCGCTGCCAGCATAGCCACTGGCTGGCCCGCCGTGATGGTGCCCCCGACGTTGTAGCGCCGGATGATAGACCCCTCAAGCGGGCGAATCTTCTCAGTATCGGTCTGTAGTGTTACAGCCATTTTGAGCCCCCTAAGTTCCCTTGTTCACGTAAGCCTGAACTGCCTCAAGGCTCACGCCATATTTTGATGCCAATTGCTGAGCGTCCAAGCCGCCCAACCCAGGCCCCGCTTGTCTGCCGCCCGCCTGGGCGCTGATGTCTGGCACGGAAGACGAAGCCTTGAGAAGCGCCTCGTTGGCATCCAACCAGGTCAGCCGAGCTAACGTGTCGTCAGCCGGAAGACTCTCTACCGCTTTGCGAACCAGGGCAGAGAGGCCGTTCAACCTGGTCTTGTACAGGTGCTCGATGACGAGCGCCTGCCGTTCGGCCAGTCCCGCTTTTTCTTGCAGCGCGGTTACTTCGGCGTGGCGTCGCTCGGCCAGGTCTTTCCATTTCGCTTGGTCAACAAGCGATTGATCCTCAATCGCCTTGCGCGCCTGGTCGGCCTGCTTGGCCGATTTCGCTCGTTCCCTGTCAAGCCGTTCGGCAATCAGTTTGTCGAGTTCGGCCTGCGTCATGCTGATGGTTTCCGTTGCCGCCGTTGCACCGCCCGATTGACCGGTGGGCGTTGCCGTCGTTTGCTCTGGCGCCGCAGGTGTTGAAGCGGGCGCACCCGCCGTCGTAGTCGTTCCGTCTGTCATGTTATCCCCCGTGTTTTTGCCGCCCCGTCAGGCGTACCCAAGAAAGAGTCCAGAAAGTTAGTTGTCTGCCTTGCTGATTTGCAGACAGTTCGTGCCGTCGCCAATCAGGGTCAGCGTGTCGTATTGCGCCAATGCCGCATTGCCGCCGAGCATGATCGTACTGGTGTCTGTGATCGTGATCGTCTGCGCGGTTGTGTTGCGTAAAACCGTAACCTTGCCCGCCGTGGCGCATCCCGTAACGGCTGACGTTCCCACTGTGCCAGACGCAGCGATTGGAATCACCGTGTAGCCCGCGGTCGCAATGGTCGAACCAGCAGTCACCGTGATGGCCGTTGCCGCCGTGAATTTCAGTTCACCCGCCAACGTCGCAGCGCCCGTCACGCCAAGCGCCCCGGTCAAAGTCTGGTCTCCAGTCACAGACAGCCCGTCGCTGACAGTCAGATCGTCACCAATGACCACATCGCCGGCCGTCGTGACCGCCCCTGTCAGTGTAGTCGTGTCGCTCACATTCAGCCTGGTGGCGTTCACCCAACCCAGGTAGACTTTGCCCAGATCAGCCGATGCGCCAACCGCAAGCCCGACAATCAGGACGATTGCCAGGCCAAGCGCCCACAGTCCCCTAAATCCCTTCGCTTTCATTCCACGTACCCCCTATTTGCTCTCTGATTCGTTCGTCAAACATCCTGACAATCGTTCGCTGTTCATCCCTGGCAACCGATTGCACCGTCTGCCAGCGGCCCCGGAAGAGAGGCCCCTGTACTTCGGCGTCTTGCACTTCCCGGTTGTAGGGCGCCATGTCTGAGTTGCTACCTACCCGGCCCGTCACGTCAGCGCCATGCCAAACAACTTCCCGTGACCACGACCGCTTGAGCGTGTTTGTCCGCACATACTGCTGATTCGGCCTGGGCGGCGGGTACTCCTTCATGCGCCTCAGCAGTAGCACCGTCGCATCGGTCATGGCTCGATTCATGGCTATCTGGATGCGCCCCGGCGCCAGTGCCAGCATGGCCCGCACTCTGGCGTCGTCAATGCGGATTGTGACTTCCATCAGGCCGCCCCTTCGTACTGCCACGACGAATTGAGCGCAATGCCCTGCGTCTGAGACGTGGCTTCAATTTCATCACACCGACAACTCACGTGAAACGGCGGCCCGGCAATCCCGCCCATTGTCGGGTGCTGGTATGTCCGGCTCGCCTTGTCGCGGAAGACGCCTTGCAATGGGCCGCAGGTTGGGCACACCTTTTCATCGGCCGCCGTCAGCACCTGGTACCCTGTGATGACCGGATTGGCGTCATTCACAGAACGATTGCCTTCAACGAAAATCCGGGTCGTCTCCGTGACAGCTATCCGCTTTGCTCGCACCGGCCCAAAGATCGGCTCAAGCTGCCCAATCAGCACCGGCAGGCCGCCGTCAGCGCCCGGCGCAAGGTCACGGCCGCCTCGTGTCCAACGAATAAAGGCGTCTGCTACCTGCTCCCTGGCTGTCGTGTTAAGATTCGGTACGCTGCCCACATCGAGCAGGCCGGGCGACGTGTAGTAGGTGTTCACCCATTCGTCTACGTCTTTGTTTAGAAGCTCCCACGTTGACCAGCCCTGCGCCGTGATAATCGCCTGCGCCGCCGCCCGCTCAGACGCCACGTCCCGGTAGGAGTCGCTCAGATCAGCCCACAGCCTGGCGTCTTCGTCATGCCAGAACTGTCGCCATTGCGCATCGGTTGGGTTGAAGTCATTGCCCCGAAGCAGGCCAATCATCCGCTCCTGCTGCCCGGCCAATGCGCCCACGTTGGCGCGCTCTAGCATCGCTTCGGCCCATGCCCTGGCTGCCGCTGAGTCCATTTGACGATTCAGCCTCTCGGCTGTCGCCTGGTCAATGACGCCCGCCGCAACGAGTGCGGCCAGAAGCGGATTCACTGCTTGCTCTTGCCCCTGTGACGTGGCGTCACAGGTGGCGCCAACACGGATACTTCAACGGGTGCCACAAACACCGGCTCTGGCCCCGCCAGTGACCACCGCCCAGAGGCCAGCAGGTCACGCACAAGCGACGGCGAGACAAGCGTCATGGCGTCGCCTGGTTGGTAACTCCTGGCCGCCCATTCGTGGGCGGTGGTGCAATAAATCGTAACTGGTTCGCTCATGTCTGATTCTCCTCTGTAAATGCCGCAGGGTTTGCGGGTGCAACCGGCGCCTGCTGTGTCGGCGTTGCCTGGCGCAAGCTGGCCGCAATGGCCGCAACCTGCATGGCCTGGTCGCGGCGTTTCGATACACGGAAAGCTGACACCTCGTCTGGCGTGTAGCCGAGCACTTTCTGCCAAATCATCTCATCCGGCACGCCAAGCGCCTTATGTGCCGTCCCTACCTGTGATTGCAGTAGTTCGCTCCGTGTGTTCACATCGGCCCACACCGCCTTGATTCGTGGCGTTGCGATGGCCGGCAGGTCGCCAGTGCTGTATTTCTGCGCCAGCCGATAAGCCGTGGTCATCACGCCC